ATGTGCAATAGGTAAATATGTTATGAGTGAACTAGAAGACAATTTATACAAAAGAGTACAAGTTCCTAGTACTTCGACAGCACCAACTGTATCTAGAACTTATAGAGGATTTTATTCAGGAGATTCGTCTAAAGGTTTTAAGCTGTACGATTTTGAAATTATCAAACAAGATTTAATTAATCATTTTCACATACGCCAGGGCGAAAAACTTGGTAATCCCGAGTTTGGATGCATAATATGGGACATACTATTTGAACCATTTACTCCGGCATTACAACAAGCTATTGCAGAAAATGTTACGTATATTATTAATTATGACCCTAGGATTTCTGCAGAAGAAGTATTTGTAGAAGCATATGAAAACGGAATACAAGTTTCAGCTTCAGTAACATATAAATCCTATTCAATTACTGAGCAACTTAATTTTAAATTTGACAGTAATATTGGATTAATAGACAATTAAATACATACATTATTTCGTAGCATAAATACTTTATTATAAGGAATATTGGTATGTCTTCAAGTGATAGACAGTCTAAGTTGCTAGTAACTGAAGACTGGAAAAGAATATATCAAAGCTTTAGAAATGCAGAATTTCAAAGCTATGATTTTGATAATCTTCGCCGCGCGATGATTAATTATCTGCGCCAAAATTATCCCGAAGATTTTAACGATTACATTGAATCAAGTGAATATCTTGCGCTGATTGATATGATTGCTTTCCTTGGGCAAAACTTATCATTCCGTATTGATTTAAACGCTCGTGAAAACTTCCTTGAAACAGCAGAACGCAGAGAAAGCGTCTTACGTCTTGCACGTATGCTGTCGTACAATCCTCGCAGAAATCAAGCAGCTAATGGACTGTTTAAATTTTCTACTATTAAGACATCGGAATCAATTTTCGATAGTACAGGAATAAATTTACAAAATACAGTAATTAAATGGAATGATCAAACTAATACAAATTATTTTGAACAATTTACTAAAATTTTAAATGCAGCATTACCCTTAGCAAACCAAATTGGTAATCCTTTAAAAAATGATACAATTTCAAACGTTTCAACACAAAAGTATAGACTTAATGCAGTTAACACTGCATCTGCAATTTTTCCATTTACAAAAATAATTGAAGGTAATAATGTACCATTTGAAATTGTAAGTACAGATATAAAAAATAATAGCTTATCAGAAGAACCTCCTCTACCAGGCACTAGTCCTGCATTTTTATTCAGAGATGACGGCCAAGGACCTGGGTCTTCAAACACTGGATTTTTTATGCATGCACGACAAGGTGTTTTGCAAACCGGAACTTTTAATGTTACTAATCCTGTGCCTAATCAAGTAGTAGGTATAGATGTTGCAAATATTAATGATAGCGATGTATGGCTTTATAGTGTAGATACAAATGGCTTTGAAACAACTAATTGGACAAAATTAGATGCTGTAGAAGGCAACTCAGTCATTTACAATAGCTTGTTTAACCAAGTTAGAGATATATTTCAAGTCCAAACAAGAATAGGCGATAGAATTAATGTTGCGTTCAGTGACGGAACTTTTGGTAATTTGCCATCTGGCAATTTTAAAATTTATTATAGAACAAGTATAAACAAACCATTATCAATATCTCCTGGTTCAATCGGTACAGTTTTAATTGATATTCCGTATCAAAGCAAATCGGGATCTCAAGAAACGTTAACTATAGGGTTGCGTCTTCAATATACTATTAACAATAGTGCTCAAGCTGAATCTAACGCTGAAATAAAATTAAATGCTCCTTCGACATTTTATACACAAAATAGATTAGTAACAGGAGAAGATTATAATATTGGCCCGTTATCAGTTAGTCAAGATATAATTAAAACACGAAGTGTAAACAGAATTTCTAGTGGTATAAGCAGATACTTTGATTTAAAAGATCCTAGTGGAAAATATAGTACAACAAAATTATATGCAAATGACGGAATTGTATACAAAGAACTATATCAAACAAAACAAGATTTTACTTTTACAAGCCAAAGCGACATTGAAGGCGTGATTGTAAACAATATACAAAGCATTGTGAGGTCTAATCCTTTACGTAATTTTTATATGAGCGAATATCTTGATTTGTTAGTAAGAGATTTAAATGCAGCATGGGTTAGCAAAACAGTAGCAACAAATAGAAATGTAGGAATACTACAAAATCTAGATAGTGTTCCATTTAGGGTCGGGTCGTTTGCATCAAATAGTTTAAAATCTTTAACTGTAGGATCTATGCTTAAATTTGTTGCGCCTACAGGCAAGCATTTTATGGCGGACAACAGCCATACTATAATGGACGGAGATGCTGATCATCCTAACGCTGTGACATACAAATGGACAAGAGTAGTTAATATTACAGAAGATGGTACAGAAGTAAGTAGTTTGACAGGTCAAGGAGGTATAGTTCTTAGTGACGTTATACCAGAAGGCGCCCTTTTAGAAAAGATTATTCCAGTTTACAGCACAAATTTTAGTAATGACTTAAAATTACAAATTATTGATCAAACCTTTGCATACAAAGACTTTGCGTTACGTTATGATAGGTTCGACAGAGAATGGAAAATCATTACTGCTTCAAATATTAACACTGTAAATAACTTTAGCTTAGGTAAAACTGGAGACATTTCGGGGGAAAACTTAGATGCAAGCTGGCTACTATATTTCAAAACAGACGGAGAAAAATACACTATTGTAAATAGAAATTTACGTTATGTTTTTGAAAGTGATAACGAATTAAGATTCTTCTTTGATAGCGCAGATAAAATTTATGATTACAAAACTGGTAAAATAGTTAGAGATAGAATATCGGTTTTAGATATTAACCGAACACCTGACACTAATATTCCATTTACAACTAATTTTAACTGGAATATAAGTAATGCGTATAGGGACAAAGAAGGATATGTTGATAGTAAAAAAATACAAGTTGATTTTTATGATTTAGACGACGACGGCTATATTGATGATCCTGATTTATTCACACAAATAGTAGATCCTAATATTAATCCTCAATCAAAAATAATATTTCAAAAAAAATATGTCACTAGTGACAATGTAGAGGAATTTAAGTATTTTGAAAATAAAGATAATGAAATATTAATAAAAACTAATTTGTCTGCTGTTGGAGCATATAGTCAGTATGATAATCCGAATCAGATAATTTACCTATATGAGGAAGGTACTTTTATACAAATTAATTCTGTTTTAAACAACCATAGAGTAATTACAGATTATAAAGCATTTATTGGCAGAGATAAATTAAGATTTGAATACACACATGTTGCAGACTCTAACTACAGATTAGATCCAGCAGTAAGTAATATTATTGATACCTATTTACTTACAAAAGCATATGATACTAATATTAGATTATACTTAAATGGTAGCTTAAATGAATTACCCTTACCTCAAAGTAATGACTCCTTATTTAAAAATTACGGAGCACAACTGTCAAATATAAAGTCTATTAGCGACGAAATAATTTATCATCCTGTAAAATACAAAATACTGTTTGGCGAAAAGGCGAAAAAAGATTTGCAAGTAAAATTTAAAATTGTACGTAACAAATCGATGGTTGTAAACGACAACGAGCTCAAAGCAGACGTTATACAAGCTATTGATAGATTCTTTGCTATAGAAAATTGGGACTTTGGAGAAACTTTTTACTTCCAAGAACTTGCAGCATATATTATGAACCAACTAAGTCCAAAATTAGTAAGTATTGTAATTGTGCCTAGACAAGGGTCACAAACTTTTGGAAGTTTATTTGAAATACGTTCTGAACTTGACGAAATTTTTATAAGCGGAGCCACTGTATCTGATATAGAAATTATTGAAGAGCTTACATCTGTACAATTGCAAACGTCTGGCAATGTTATTACTAGTGTCAACAGCAATGCATCTGAAGTAACGTCGGCACCAATATTAAGCACAAATACAACAAACACAAGCGCAAACACAAGCACGAGCACACGCACAGTTGTTTCTAATAATTCTAGTACAAATGTGCCAAGCAACAGCGGATCTAGCAGCAGTAGTAGTTCTAGCAGCAGCAGTAGTTCTAGCAGCTCTAGTGGATCTAGCGGGTCAGGAAGTTCTAGCGGAGGATACAGCTACTAATGGCATATAATAATAACCAAAACGAAAGTTCATTACCAACTCCTGGCAATAATAAAAAACAGTCTATTGATTTTCTTCCTAAGTTCTTTAGGACTGAAGCAAATAGGAAATTTTTACAAGCAACACTAGATCAATTAATTAGCAACGGTGCAGCAGAAAAAATTGATGGTTATGTGGGTAGAAAGTATAACGAATCATATAAATTAGGCGACCACTATTTAGAGGATGTTTCTAGATTACGAAACGACTACCAGTTTGAACCGGCAGTGTCATTAAGA